ATGGCTGACGAATACGCTCCTGCTTCGTTCAACCTGGCTTACGACAGCCTGACCGGAACGCTGCAGAAGATGCACATCACGTCTGATCAGAAGCTGGTGTTCGAGACCACCTGCGAGATCGACACCATTGCAGAGCGCGCCAGGGCCGAGATGAACGAGACCTCTCGCACGCAGAAGAGCGGCGACATGGTCAAGGTCGCGAGCCTTCCGATGATGGTCTATCTGGATCTCAAGCAGAGGGGCATCCTCGACGATCGGCCCGCTATGCGTAAGTGGCTTTCGAGCGAAGAGGCTCAACCCTATCGCACGCATTGGATGAAAAGCTGATGGCGACGATCACGAATTACGCGACGCTCCAGAGCTCGATCGCGGACTATCTGAACCGTCAAGATCTGACGGCGCAGATCCCGATGTTTATTCAGTTCTGCGAGGCAGATCTGAACACGCGGCTGCGCTGCCGAGAGCAGATCGTCCGCGCCGAGGCGACGAGCGACAACGAGTTCGTGCAGCTGCCCAGCGATTGGCTTGAAGCCATCAACCTGCAGATCGTCGACGGTACGAGCCCCCTGCGTTTTGTGACGCTGGACGAGGCGGACATCATCGTGAAGGAGCGGCGCTATGAGCGTGTCGCGGCCTACTCGCTCATGAATGGCGCGATCGAGCTCGTGCCGGCACCGTCTGACGACGTCGACATCGAGATGATTTACTACGGGAAGATCCCGGCCCTCTCCGACAGCAATACGACCAACTGGCTGCTGACCAAGGCGCCGGATGTTTACCTCTATGGCGCGCTGACGCATGCCGCGCCGTTTCTTGTGGACGATCAGCGCATTGCTGTGTTTGGGTCGTTCTACAGCGGGCGCGTGCAGGCCCTCAATGATGAAGCCCAGAAATCGCTCACCAGCGGCTCTCCGTTGGTGGCTCGCACCAGGAGGTTCTACTAATGGCTGGCTTTTCAAACTACGGTGAAAACCTTGTTCTGACATGGCTGCTGACGACCGGAAGCGCAACGCGCCCGACGTCGTGGTACATCGCCCTCTACACCGTGGCGCCTGGCGAAGGCGGTGGAGGCACTGAGGTGTCTGGCGGATCCTACGCGCGCCAGGCGGCGACCTTCACGGTCTCCGGCACTGCGCCCACCGAGGCAACGAACAGCGCCGCGATCGAGTTCCCGACGGCGACAGCGTCCTGGGGGACGGTCGTTGCGGCCGCGATTTACGACGCTTCGACCTCCGGCAACATGCTGGCCTTCGCCAACCTCGACACGTCCAAGACGATCGACAGCGGCGACGTGCTGCGCTTCAACGCCGGCGCTCTCGACCTGACGCTGGACTGATAGCCCATGGCTGACTACGGCGTCGCAGATTACGGCGAAGGTCTCTATGGCTCCGGCTATGTGCTGGAGGTCTCGGAGACCATCGCCGCGACGTCTAATCTCACCGCCGCAGCGGCAAAGATTAAGACGGTCTCTGCTACTTGCGCCGTCTCGTCTAATTTAGCAGCCACCGCGATCAAGATTGCGGTGGCAAGTGAAACGATCGCCTGCTCATCTGGCGCTACAGCCAGCGTCACACGCGTCATAACGGCTTCCTGGCTGGATGCGGCGACGTCTTCGATGATGGCGGCCGCGTCGAATACCGAGCTGGCGGCCATGACCATTGCGGCGGCGGCAAACCTGACCGCGGCCGGGCAGAGGGTGCGCGAGGTCTCCGAGACGATCGCGGTGCAGTCTGCGGCCTCTTTCAACGGCCAGGCCGTGAGGCAGGTCAGCGGCACCGGGGCCTCGACCTCGGACGCCACGGCTGACGGATACGTCGTCTTCCTCGACAGCGCGACGTTCTCCGCGACCTCCGGCATGACGGCAGATGCGCAGCGCGTGAGGCTCGCCGCCGAGACGATCGCCGCTCAGTCGAATGCGATTTTCCTTGGCAATGCGGTCTTTTCTGCCCTAGAAACTATCCCGGCTTCCTCAGACATGACGGCAGCTGTGCTGCGGGTGAGAGCAGGGGCAGAGACGATTGTGATTACCTCCGCGATGACAGCCAATGCGAGGTACTTGTGGGAGCCGGAGCCGGTTTCTCCTGAAACCTGGTCACCGACGAGCCCCCTTTCTGAGGTCTGGACGCTCAATCCAGTCTCCCCCGAGACCTGGACGCCGACGAGCCCTGCCTCGGAGACCTGGACACCAAAGCCCACGTCGTCACCGACGTGGAACGTACTGAATTAGGAGGCACCTGATGGCCGATACCTACACGACGAACCTTAATCTGACCAAGCCCGAGGTCGGCGCGTCGCGCGACACCTGGGGGACCAAGACCAACGAAGACTGGGACAAAGTCGACGCGGTCTTCGCGGCCGCCGGTTCTGGTACGTCTGTCGGTTTGAATGTCGGGTCCGGTAAGACGCTTTCGGTGGCAGGAACGCTTACCGCCACGGCCGCTACCGTCAATCTCGGCGCGGGTAATACGTCATTCAAGGACGGGACCGACGCGACAAAAATCGCCAAGTTCAGCGCGGCTTCAATCACAACAGGGACGACCCGCACCTTTACGCTCCCGGATGCGGACACGACGCTCGTCGGCACAGGCACAACGCAGACGCTGACAAACAAAACTCTGACCAATCCGGCGATCAATGGCTTTACCGGCGACACGTCGGTAATCAATGTCGGTAGTGGGCAGATCTACAAGGACGCCAGCGGCAACGTGGGGATTGGGACGAGTTCGCCTGGCACTTACGACTCAAAATTGGCCGTTGTTGGAAACTTCTCCCTTGTAAATACGGGCGCCAAGTTTTATCCGTATTACGTCAGTGCCACCAACCACAACTACGTTTCCTCCTCTGCTGGCGGGGATATGACGTTTGGCACTGGCACGTTTTCTCCAGCCGAACGTATGCGCATCGACGTTAGCGGCAACGTCGGGATTGGGACGAGTTCGCCGGCTGGGAAATTGGATGTTGCTTCCGCTGGAACGACATCCACAATTATTCAAACACGCAATGGGACGACGAGTGTTTATCTCGACGCCAATAACGGCTATTCGTACCTAAATACATTTACCAATCACCCCATGTTATTTGGCACAAACAATGCCGAACGCATGCGCATCGACAGCAGCGGCAATTTAGGTGTCGGGACTAATGCGCCCGCAGGCCGTGTCGATATTGTCGCCAATGGTTACGGTGCTTTTGTGGCGCGCTCTTCGTCTTCAGGTGCTGCTGTTGATGTCGTAGCCATGAAGGCTACCGATTCCGGTGCGTCCAACTTTGCTAATGCTGCCTATCAGGCGCGTTCCCATGTGTGGGGTATCAATGGCGCCACGCTTGCGATGGAGCTCGATACGTCGGGCAATCTAAAGTTCAATTCCGGTTACGGTTCCGTCGCAGTGGCCTATGGTTGCCGGGCGTGGGTCAATTTCAATGGCACAGGGACTGTAGCGATTAGGGCCAGCGGAAACGTTAGCTCGATTACTGATAACGGAGTGGGCCTATATACGGTCAACTTTACAGCGAGCATGCCAGACGTAAATTACGCCGTTCTTGCGATGAACAATGCTCAGTCCAGCAATAACAGAATCACTGCTATCAACAATACAAGTCTGGCAACCGGGAGCGTGCAAGTCTCCAACGAAGACCCCAGTCAAAGCTATGGGACGGGCAGGGGCGATTCATCGACCGTGATTGTCGCGATCGTTCGCTAGGAGCGCAAAATGAACCAACGCATCATTTATCCCACAGACGAAGGCGGTGTCGCCGTCATCATCCCTGCGCCCGAGTGCGGGCTGACGATTGAAGAAATCGCCGCCAAGGATGTGCCTGAGGGTAAGCCATTCAAGATCGTGGATGTCGATGACATTCCAGCAGACCGCACTTTCCGTGGTGCTTGGGAGTACAGCGAATGATTACGGTGAACATTGATAAGGCCAAATCCATTGCGCACGACATGCGTCGTCAGGCCCGAGCTACAGAGTTTGCTCCGCACGACGAGGTGATCGCCAAGCGCATCCCCGGCGTTGCGGAAGCAGAGGCGGAAGCTGCGCGCCAGGCGATCCGTGACAAGTATGCGGTCATGCAAAACGTCATCGACGCGGCTTCTTCGACAGAAGAGCTGAAGGCCGCCTTGGGTTTGTAATAGAAGGATCCTTATGAGCGATGTCGCAAGATCTCTACAACATCATCGTCGGGGTCAGCGGCGCTGCTGCAGGTTGGATCCTTAAAGTGTTGTGGGAAAGCGTGCGATCCCTTCAAGGTGACATGAAGGAGATCGAGCGCGAGATCCACACCAAGTATGTGACTAAGGACGACTACAAGTCAGACATTCAAGAGCTCAAAGACATGTTGAAAGCAATCTTTGAGCGCCTTGAAAGAAAAGCAGATAAGGGTTAGCGCCATGTCAGACGCAGCCAAACAGGCCCAAATGTCTGAGCAAATGGCGGCTAACGCATCCAAGGGGGCGTTAATCGAGAAAGTCGTCTTCGCTGCTGTCCCGATCCTTTTTTCCTGCGTGGTGTACCTGATGACCTCGCTGTCGTCTGCCAATCAGGAAATCACCATTCTTAAATCGCGTGTGGCGGTGGTGGTGACACAAGACAATCGAGCCATCCCGCCGCAAGGTACGACTATCGACATGGCGCAAATCAGGGAACAACTGACACAGCGTATTGATCAGATCGAGCGGGATGCTGCTATTGCTCGCGGCAATATGACATTGGATAGAGAAAAATCCATGGCTGGTATTGAGCGCAGCAGGTTGGAGATGGCAGCTGATGCAGCTGCTGCTCGTGCTTCTATTCGCGCTGATCTTACGCGCGTTACCAACGATCTTGAACGGCGCCTGGCGCTACTGGAGAGCCGCGGTGGAAACGCTACTCAACCTCGTTAAGACGGTTGCTCCGTCCATTGCCAACGCTGTTGGCGGTCCTTTGGCTGGTATGGCAACCCGCGCCATATCAGAAGCCCTTCTAGGTAAGCCTGACGGCACTGAGGATGAGCTTATTGAAGCCGCAACCAAAGCCACCCCAGAGCAGCTGCTGGCGCTGAAGCAAGCCGAGCAATCCTTCGCGGTGCAGATGCGCGAGCTCGACATCGACCTGGAGCGCATTGCCAGTGCCGATCGGGCTTCCGCCAGGGAGCGGGAGGTCAAGACCGGCGATTGGACGCCTAAGGCTTTGGCCGGGGCTGTAACCCTCGGCTTCTTTGGCGTGCTGGGTTACATGATCTCCAACGGCCTGCCTCAGCACGGCGGCGAGGCCATGCTGGTGATGTTGGGTACATTAGGTACTGCATGGGGCGCGATAATCAGCTATTACTTTGGCTCGAGCGCGGGGTCTAAGGAAAAGACGGACGCGCTGAACCAGGCGATGAAGGCAGGTCGATGAAGGACACTTTCGACAAGGCGCTGGCGGCGGTTCTGAAGCACGAAGGGGGCTTCGTGAACCATCCGCGTGATCCAGGCGGCATGACTAACCTGGGATGCACCAAGAAGACGTGGGAAGGCTGGGTCGGTCGTCCTGTCGACGAGGCAGAGATGCGCGCCTTGACGCCGGCAGATGTGGCGCCTCTCTATAAGGCACGCTACTGGGACGCGATCCGCGGCGATGATCTGCCCCCTGGGGTGGACTACGCCATGTTCGACACGGCGATCAATTCCGGCCCGAAGAGGGCTGTTATCTTGGCCCAGAAGATTGCGGGCGCAACGCAAGATGGTGCCATTGGGCCTAAGACGCTGGCGGCCATCAAGGACGCTGTTGCGACCTACGGCACCGAGGCCTTCATCGCGAGTTATTCGGAGGCGCGCGAGGCTTTCTTGCGCAGCCTGCCCACCTTCGATGCCTTTGGGCGCGGGTGGGTGCGTCGTGTGGATGAAGTGGAGGCTGTCGCCTCTGTCCTGGCTACATCGGAGGTCGCCTGATGCCTCTCGCCGCTCTGAACCTTCCAGCTGGTGTTGTGAAGCCTGCGACGCCGCTCCAGGTAAAGGGGCGGTATTGGGACGCGAACCTGGTGCGGTGGCGCTCTGGGAAGCTGCTGCCGGTGGGCGGCTGGCAGCGGATCAGCAGCTCGCCCCTATCTAGCACCTGCCGCACGATCTTCGCATGGTCGAGCGTAGCCGGCCTGCCCTATGGAGCTCTTGGCTGCGAAGAAAACTTATACATTCTCGACGGGTCGTCATATGCGGACGTAACGCCGGATGATTACGTCTCGCCCGATTTCGACCAGTACGGCAGCTATGGGGCTTTTGATTACGGCGAGCTTCTATACGGGCTGGACTATGGCCTGGTGGCGATCACGACGGCGGTGCGGTCGTCCAACGTCGTGACCATCACGACGGCAGAGGCGCACAGCTTCCCGGTCGGCATGTCAGTGCTGATTGCCGGCGTAGCTGATGCGACCTTTAATGGCACCTTCACGATCGCCAGCGTGCCGTCTTCCACGACCTTCACCTACGCGCAGACGGCCTCCAATGCGTCGTCGACGGGCGGCACGGCTGCGCTGCCGGTGGCAGATCGGCGTCCTCAGAACATGCTCTTTACCAAGTCCTTCTCATGGACGTTCGACAACTGGGGTGAGGATCTCCTTGCTGTTTCGTCAAGTGATGGGCGACTGTTGCACTGGAACGTCACGGAGACCAAGGCGCGGCCTGTTGGGACCAGTGTTATTACGACCATAGTTCGTTCTTCCAATGTCGCCACGGTGACGACGGAAGACAATCATGGCTACGCCGTCAGCGAAAGTGTTGTCATCTCGGGCAATGCGGTCGGCAGTTTCAATGGCACGCAGACAATCGCGTCTGTGCCGAGTGCTAAGACGTTCACCTTCTCCTCTTCCGGCACGGACACGACGGGAGCGGGCGGCAGCGTCACAACATCTAAGACAATCCCGATAAACAACCGCGCCGTGATCGTGACGCCTGAGCGCCACGCTGTGCTGTTGGGCGCTGGTGGTGTGCCGCGCCGCGTGGCTTGGAGCTCGCGCGAAAACTATACGGATTGGGATTTCGCCTCGACGTCCAACACGGCGGGCTATCTGGATCTGGATACGGAAAGCCTCCTGGTTATGTGCGCGCCGGTGCGCGAAGGCACGCTGATCTGGACGGAAAGCGAAGCTTGGCTGATGCGCTTCATCGGTCTGCCCTACGTCTACTCAATTGAGCGCATCGGCTTTGGTTGCGGCCTGATGTCGCCTCGGTCCTTTGCGACAACGGCCGGGCGCTGCATTTGGATGGGTAAGGAAAGCTTCTGGATGTACGACGGCGGCGTCGTGAAGCCTCTGGCCTGCGATGTCGGTGCCTATGTCTTCGACAACATCGACCCCAACTCTGGGCCTCTTTACGCGCACGGGTCTGACAATGGCGTCTTTCCCGAGGTGTGGTTTTGGTTTCCGTCTCAGGGTTCTTCAGTTCCTGACCTGTCGGTCTTCTTCAATTTTCAGGAAAACTGGTGGGGCATCGGCAACACGATGACGCGCACAGCGGCCTGCAGTGCTGGCGTGTTCAATTTCCCTCTGGCCACTGACGACCTCAACGAGGTTTATTACCAGGAGGCCGGCTGGACCGCGGCCGGTACGCCGATCGAGGAGGATCGCTACGCCGAGACCGGGTCTCTGAACCTGCAGAACGGCAACGCGATCTCCTTCGTGCGCCAGGCGCTTACGGATAGCGGCTACGGGTACGACAGCACGCAGCTGACCTTCTTCTCCTCCTTTACGCCGGAAGGGGCTGAGACTACCTCTGGCCCCTACAACCCCCGGTCTGACGGCTATACCGACGTGCGGGTCACTGGACGGGATTTCCGCATCAAGGTGGCGGCTACTCAGGACGCAGAATGGAGTATCGGCCAGATGCGCATTGATTTCGTGCCTAAGGGTGGCAGATGAGGGCGAACCTTCCTCCGGCGCCGGGCCAATACGACAGCGCCTACTTCACGCGGGCTCTTTCGGCATTGGACCAGCTGGTCGACCAGGCCGTGATGAAAATCCAGGCGGTCGAGTCGGTTTTGCTTCAAGCCCCCAATGGTTCTGTGTATAAAGTTACGGTAGATAACAGCGGGAACCTGGTAACAACGGCGGTGGCCCTTGGACAAACAGGCTCTCCTCCTTACTAGGATGCGGAAGGCGCTGCGCCTAGGCAGCGACACGCACACCCTAGAAGACGTCATCGAAGCCCTCAAACGAGGGGAGATGCAGGCGCACTTCAACGATCGCGCGATCATCGTTACCGAGATCTCGCAGTCGCCACGGCGCAAGTTCCTTCACTGCTTTATTTCGGCCGGCGAGCTCGATGCGGTACTGAAGCTTATGGACGAGGTGGAGAAGTGGGCGATAGAACAAGGATGCGAGTTCGCTCGAGCATGTGTTCGACCGGGCTATGAGCCGATCTTTAAGGCCAGAGGCTGGAAGCGGCGGATGATCATGATGGAGTACACACCAGATGGGCAGCAGCGCACCTAAGCAGACGCCGGTCGTCACGAAAACAGAGCTACCTGCGTGGCTCGAGGGGGTGACGAAGGAAAACATTGCGATTGCTGACACGATCAGCAAACGTCCTTACGAGGCCTACGCCGGGCAGCTGCAGGCTGGTTTTGCGCCCGAGCAGGAGGCTGCATTCCGATACGCCCAGGCCGGTGTTGGCGCGACGCAGCCCGCATTCAATGAGGCGTTTCAAACCGCCACAGAAAGCGCCAACTACAACCCCCTCGGCGTGAATGCCTCGCAGATCGGCTACCAGAGCGTCAACCCTTACGGGGTCAATGCCATGGGCGTATCTGCCGGCCAGACGGGCTTTGAGCGTGTGGGCGCGGCTGGTGTTGGCGCGCAGAACATCACGGCCCCCAATTTTCTGCAGGGTGACGTGTCGTCTTACATGAACCCCTACATCTCAAACGTCGAGAATGCTGCCCTCTCGCGTCTTGAGGGGGCGACACAGCAGGCTGTCAACCGGCTTGGAGATCAGGCTCTTTCAGCGCGGGCTTTCGGCGGATCTCGCCAAGGTATTGCCGAAGGTGTGGCACTGGGGGAGGCCGCGCGGTCGGCCGGTGAGCTCTCGGCCAATTTGCGCTCTCAAGGGTACAACCAGGCCGCGGCGCTTCTCCAGGCGGACCAGCAGCGCGCCATGCAAGCTGCGCTGGCCAACCAGCAGGCCAACCTCGCGGCAGGGACGACGAGCGCGCAGCTGGCCCAACAGGCTGCATTGGCCAACCAGGCCGCCGGCATCCAGACGGGGCAATTCAACATCGACCGGGCGCTGCAGGCCGCCCTGGCCAATCAACGCGCGGGCCTCGAGGCCGGCACTACCACGGCACAGCTGGGGCAGCAGGCGGCCCTGGCCAACCAGCAGGCTGGTCTGACGGCCTCGCAGGTCAATGCGTCGCAGGCCCTGCAGGCACAGCAGCTTAACCAGGCGGCGGGTCTGCAGGGGGCGCAACAGCGCCTGGCGGCCGCCGGGATGCTGGGCAATCTTGGCACGACCTATCAAGACGCGCGGCAGCAGGATGCGGCGATCCTTGAAAGCATCGGCCAGCAGCGGCAGGCCATGAACCAGGCTGCGCTCGACGAGGCTTATGCGCGCTACCAAGAGCAGCGCAACTATCCGATTGAAATGCTGAACCTGCGTCTTGGTGCGACTACTGCTACACCCTATGGCACGACCACTAGCGGCTCGCAGTTCGTGCCTCGGGGCAATAACCTGCTTGCCGGCCTCGGTGCGGCGGGCAGCGCGGCTTCTGGTTTCGCAGCCCTCGCGCCTTTGCTTGGGTTCTCCGACGAGCGCATGAAGACGGACATCGAGAAGGTCGGCAAGGACGAGGAGACCGGCCTGACGATGTACGCCTATCGGTACAAGGGCGACCCGAAGACCTACCCGAAGGTGGTGGGTCCGATGGCGCAGGAGATCGAGAAGAAGTACCCAGGCCAGGTGACGGAAGTGGCCGGCCGCAAGGCGGTGAACCTGGGCTTTGGCCCGATGCGGAAGGCGCTCAACAATGGCTGACATGCAGACGATTGCTGACTACATTTACCGCCGCGCGGTCGACCGTGGCGTCGATCCAAACCTGGCGCTGGGGATTGCCAGCAGGGAGGGTCTGAACGAGCGGACGCTCAACTCTCCGACGTTTGGCAATGTCGACACGCGCGGCTATTCATTCGGCCCCTTTCAGCTGTTCTCTGGATCTCGCGACCCGCGCCGCATCGCGCCTGGCGGGATGGCCTACGAGTTCCAGCAGCGTTTTGGTGCGCCTCCGTCGCGGGAGAATTGGCAGCAGCAGGTGGATTTCAGCATCGATCGCATGCGCACCGGCGTGACGCCCTGGCACGCGGTGCGGAATGCCGGCGGCGTAGAACCTATCACGCAGATCGGGCGCGAGGCTGCGACGCGCTTTGGCCTTGGTGTGCCTGGCACGCCAACCTACCAGGGCGCAGAAGCAAACCCAGGAAGCCCGACAATGCCTGTCGCTCCTGGGTCGGTCCAAGCTTTGACATTTGGATCGCCTGGATACCAGGGCGCGGAAGCAAACCCAGGCAACACGACGATGCCGCAGCCTGTCTACGCTCGAGACATTGGTACGTCCTTGCGTCGGCTAGGCAACTACGTTGCGCCTGACCTGGTGGATCCGGCCACGCCGTTGACGCCGGAGCAGATTGCCCAGCAGAAGGAAGAGGACGCAAAGAACGCCGCGCGCCTAGCGTCTGCTGGTTCTGCGCAAAGAAGCTTCCTGCAGCTTCAATCGCTTTCGCAGCCTCAGCAGATGCAGCAACCTGATCTGCGCGCACAGGTGATGGGGCCTCGTCAATTCCAGCCCATTCAACCCTTGCAGCCCTTTCAACGCCGGCGCGGCCTTTTGGACTAGGAGACAAGCATCATGGTGGGTCTTCTCGATTTCTTCACCGGCGGCGATCCGACCGAGATGGCGCAGATCGACCCGCGCTACGGCGTCCCCAGGGCCGACGTGCGCGATGCAGCGGTCAACGCGCTGGCCAACATCAGCGCGACGCTACTCGCCGCCGGCCAGCCCATCATGCCGGCGCAGCGGGCTCAGATCTTCTCTCAGCTGGGCCAGGCGGCCTCGGGTGTGAATACGGATCTGTACAACGCCTCCCAGCGGCGGCTCATGACAGCGCAGATGGATCAGCGCCGGCAGGAGACTGATGAGATCAAGCGCATTGGCGATCTGATGAAGAGCCCCGACGCCTTCAAGGCGGCGACGGGCTATGACCTGCAGCAGTTTGGTGGCATGCGCGCCCAGGACATCAGCCAGGCGCTGCGCCAGATCAGGATCCAGCGCCTCGGCCAGGATCCTCTGGAAGCCGAGCAGCGGCGCCTGCAGGTGGAGCAGCTGAGGCGGACGATGAACGAGCCGCGCACGGTGGAAGCCGGTGGCGCGCTGTATCAGTTCAATTCCCAAACCAATCGCTGGGATCGCGTCACGGAGCCGCGGCCGCAAGGTGGTCTCGAGGGTGACGCGCAGGCCACCATCCTGCAGGGCATGCGTAATCCTGAGCTTGTCAACAGCCCAGAATACGCGCTGGCGTGGACGCGCCTCTACGGCGGCCGCACCGAAGTCAGAAATGGTGAGGTGGTGCAGATCCAGCCCTCCATCCCCGAAGGCGTCCCCCGCCCCAGCGCGGCGGCTCTCAGGGCGGCGGCGGACACCGCTGCCGGCGGCGGCCCCACGGCTTCTGGCGCGCCGCCGACGGCCGGCGCCCCTGGCGGCGAGACGCGTACGGTCACGACGCCCGGCGGTGCTCAGGTGTCGATCACCAGCACGCAGCCGCGGCAGCTTGCGCCGTCGGAGCTCAAGCTCAAGGAAGAGACCGAGAGCAACCTTCAGAGCATGCGCGACGCCGAAGGTTCTTTGCGGGAGGCACTGCGCCTTAGCCCGCAGGCTTACGCGGGGCCAGGCGCTGCACTGCGCGGAG